GAATCAAGGCGCAGGGCGCAGGGCGCAAGACAATCGATCCACCAAAACAGGGCGCAAGGCACCAAAAAACGCAGGAATAGAGGCGCAGGACAAGGCGCAGGGCGCAAGGCACCCCAAATCTAGGACCATGGACCCCGAATCACCCCCAAACAAAAGTAGTTCACGGGTCAAGGACCTCTTTACCAAGAAGAAACTTGCCCCTCCACGCGCCCAATATGCAGCATGCCACGCGATCTGATGAGGACTGACTTTTACTGCGTTAGAGTTTGCTATTTTTAATTCAAGCCAGAAGGGCAAGCCATCCCAGACAGCGTGAACGTCAGGAACACCGCCGCCGTGTTTGTTTTCAATCCTTGTCGCGTGGCAATTCTTCGGCAAGTTCGACCGAATTGAGTTCCAAAAGTTCGCCTCTGGCCCCTTGCTCATTGGTAACGTCCTTATAGTCGCCTTCGATCTGGAAAGCCTGTGGATATTTCTTCTGGAGATCAGCCAACCTCCCGACAATTTCATCACGAGACAGCGCGTCAATCGTGTTGACTTGCTCCCGCCTATCGACAGTCAAACCACCCAATGCGGCGCGTATTTTCTCCGCGTTAATAGCCGCAGAAAACTGGCCCGCATCTTCCGCTCCGCTACTTAGTTGATGCAGACGCTGAAGCTGGCCTATCGTGGTAACGCCATAGCGCCGCTCTCGTTCTGTTCTCAGGTCTTGGATGTGATCAAGGACATGAGGGTAGTCTCTACCGTTCAACAGTTTGGAAGCAAAAACGTTTGCACTATCCGAGGCAAACCCCGCTTTGCGAGCGCACTCAGCATTAGAGTAGATGCCTTCGACTATGTGTCTGGCAAAAGTCATTTGTCGGTTGGTCAGGGTCCGCCCGTGTTCTTCTTCGATCTTCTTCTTGGCAGTTGTCATGTGGCCCTCGTTGTTCTTTGGCTACAAGTTATATCAAAGGGCTTGCCGTTGCAACTTCCCTATATAGACACTTTTTCCAGAGAAAGTGTAAACAATGTAAACAGGTGTAAACAGCTTTGGGCTGGTACAGACTATGTAAATAAGGGGGTGTTTACAGTGTTTACGGTGTTTACACCATATTTGGTTTTCAGTTTGAAAAAAAACTAAAACCTGTGAGAATACTGTCTATATGTAAACACGCCCCAAACTTTCTTCTTGACCCGTGGACCGAGTTGCAATAACTTGTAGTCAGTACTCAATTAACTCAACCAAGGAGCAAGGACCATGAAACTAGAACTAAAGAACATCAAGCACACTGCGTGGGCCAGCGAAGAAACCCACTGCTATCAGGCCAGCCTTTATGTAGACGGCAAGCCTTTAGCTGTTGTGAGCAACGATGGGCATGGGGGCGGTGACCGTGACTATGCTCACCCTAAGTTCAACGACGAGTTTAGCGTTTACTGTGACAAGATGTTGGCGGTGCATGCCTACTTCAAGTCTTTGCCCAAGACGACATCTGAGTGGTGCGCGGATGGCTTACCTCAAGAGTTAGAATTTTGGTGCGCGGATCAGGTTAATGATTGGCTAAGTGCGCGTGAGTTAAAGAAGAAGTTGAAGTCACATGTATTGTTTCAGTTGAAGTACAAGGACGGCGTTTTCCAGACCAAGTTCCACCCGACTGTGACTAATGGCGAGTGGGTAATTAATAAGCAAGCGGGACAGACCCGCCGCATCTTGAACGACCTACCTTTTGACGAGGCGTTGGCTATCTGGAAGGAGACAGCGTGATGGGCAAGGGCATTGTAATAAGTTTGTATGACTTCACGGGCGAGGCTTGTAGGCCGTGGGCCGAGGCAGGTTACACTTGTCACGCCTTCGACAATCAACATTCTCTCGTGGAGCCAGAGGTGCAGACCTTTGATGGTGGTGGCAGTATAAATTATAACTTTGCTGACCTGCATGATCACAACTGGTTGAACGCCATCCAAGATGAGTTCTCAGGTAGAGTTATATTCGGCATGGCATTCCCTGTCTGCACTGACATGGCGGTGAGCGGTGCGGCCCACTTCAAGCGCAAGGCAGAGGCCAACCCATCATTCCAAGATGAGGCTGTAAGCTACGCCATGTGGTGTGCCAAGTTATTTAACAGCATGCACATCCCTTACTTTGTGGAAAACCCTGTGTCTGTTTTGGCGACCAAGTGGCGCAAGCCTGACTATTCGTTCCACCCGTATGAGTACGGCGGGTACATCCCTTACAGCGAGGCGGATCATCCACGTTGGCCTGAGTACATTGCGCCGTTTGATGCGTACAAGAAGAAGACGTGCCTGTGGACGGGCGGCGGGTTTGTCATGCCTGACAAGGTTGCGGTTGATTGCGAGGGCTACCACGGCAACGGGTACAGCACATCTATGATGAAGCTGGGCGGCAAGTCGCAGCGGACCAAGGACATCAGGTCCGCAACGCCACGAGGTTTTGCGACAGCGGTGTATCAATCAAACAAAGGAGCAAACTAATGCCTAATCACTGTGATCAATATGTCTACATCCATGGTCCGCTGGACTTGGTCCAAGAGTTATACTGGGCTCTTGAGTTAAAGGAGCCAAGGTTTTGTGACGTTGTATTGCCTGTGCCGTTTGCTCAATCGGCTGGGATGGATGGCTACAACTGGCGCGTGGCGAACTGGGGTACGAAGTGGGATGTCTGTGAGGTTGAGATCGACGAAGGTGGACTTCATAAGTCAGACGAGGAGTATCCTATTTCTGTAGCGTGGTTTTCGTTCAAGTGTTGGACGGCGTGGGCTCCACCTGTTCTAGTGTGGAATAAGTTACATGAGATGGGCATTGAGGTCCAAGCTGAGTACGAGGATGAGGGCCTAAACTTTGCGGGCGAGTATTCTCACGGCGAGGACAAGTGCTGGAAACCAGAGGAGGAGGATGCGTGAACAGCGTATCTCACTGCCCCGATTGCAGCCACAAGTTAATAACATGGGACAGCAGACCGCACAGCAAGTACGGGTTCCAAACCATACGGCGCAAGAGGAAGTGCGCCAAGTGCGACTATAGATCAGTAACAGTAGAGGTCCCCGAAGAACTGGGCGACTCAATATTCGAGGAGGATGAATAATGATATTCTGGCACATGCTTGTGTTGACATACACAATCGAGGATCGAACTTTTGTATCGGAGTTTTTGTTTCGAGATCAGTCTACCTGCGCCAATGCGATGGACGAGATATATCCTACGATTTACGCCGAGTACCGTGACAGCATGGCCCAGTGCAAACCGACTGGTGTAGCTTCGGGCTACACGGTGCGCCCGAAGGCGAGACCTAGTTCATGAAAGGAACATACAATGGGTAAGATGAAAGAAGAGTTCATGCGTTTGCAAGAGACGCCGATCATGGACCCGTGTCCCGAGTGCCATGGTGCGGGGACCGTTGAGTATGAGGTTCCGATGCCTCAGAGTTTCAACCGTGACATTGGCGAGTTGTATACTAAGGCGGAGACTTGCGAGACGTGCAACGGCGGCGGCGAGATGGAGCGCCTGTGCGATTGCGGCGAGTGGGTTACTCTGATCAGCGGCGAGGACGCCTATGTGTGCGACTCTCCGGAGTGTGTGTTGTGAGTAAGAAGGTCAACATGAGAGGGTGGGCAGAGAACACATCAGTGACAGACAATGTCCGAAACTATCAAAGCAAATTGAACCGTGGCAGTTCAGGGGGTAAAGTTTATGCTGATGCCCCACCCTCAAACCGCAAAGAACGAAGGATACTGGCGAAGCACGAAAGGTCTAAGAAAAATGGCAACGTATGAGGTGACCTGTGAGTTCTTGGCCCAGCGCACTGTTTGGGTTGAAGCGAGGCACGGTGTTGAGGCTGAGTTCTTGGCCCGTCAGAAGATTGCCGAGCAGGAGAACCTAGAGATAGGGGAGGTTGCTGCGGCGAGTTCAAAGCGGGAGACTGTGACGCACCCGTATCAGTTTGATTTATGGAGGGAGGAAAATTAACCTATTGACATGCGATTAGGTATCGTGGCACTAACAATTCACTAACAACTTTTAAACAACTACAAAACAAGGAAATAAAATCATGGCTACTAAAGCAACACCACAGGCTACATCTTTAGAGATTCAACCATTGAAGCGCGGGCGTGTTAAACTGCGTATGATGGGCCGCACTCCTCTTTACTTCAACAGCATGAGCAGCAAGGCCATGCGGGATTTGTTGATTGGTGGCGGGCGCAAGACCGCTGCGGAGAAGAAGCACATCAAGCACAATCCGGAGCAAGAGTTCAAAGACTCTGTTTACAAGAAATCTTTTGGCGAGACGTTGCTGTGTTTCCCTGCGCCTGGAGTTAAAGGTGCGATGGCGACTGCTGCGTTGGAGACTGAAGGCATCAAGAAGGCCAGCGTCCAGCGTTTGATCTTTCTTCCTCAGACTCACATCCAGATATGGGGCAAGCCTCAGTTAAAGATTGACATCGTTCGTTCAGCGGACATGAACAAGACCCCTGACATGCGTACTCGTGCGTACCTGCCACGTTGGTGTGCGGAGGTTGACATTGCGTATGTGCAGCCGACTCTCAGTGCTCACTCGATTGTCTCTTTGCTAACTAATGCGGGTTCTATTGTTGGGATCGGAGACTTCCGGCAGGAGAAGGGCCGCGGTTCGTTTGGTACGTTTGATGTTCTAACAGAGGACAGCATGGGCGACTTCCAAGAAGAGTGGGACGAGTTGATGCTTGAGGATCGCGCTGTTCAGCAGGATGCGCTGGACCACCCAGAGTATGCGGACGACCAGACTGCGGAGTTGATGCAGTTTATGAAGGAAGAGCGTTCGCGGCGGGACATTACTCTCGTTGCATAAAAGCAAGGTGGGGGGCTTCGGTCCCCCATTCTTTGGTCAAGGTGTGGCGGTCGTGGTCCGGTGTGATGTGGCCCGGTTGGATAGGGCAAGGCGGTCACGTCGCGGCGGGGCTGGGTACGGTAAGATACGGCAGGGCGGTCATGGTGCGGTTCGGTACGGTCAGTTTAGGTTGGGCGGTCTTGGTTCGTTTTGGTGTGGTAGGTCTGGCCCGGTTGGGTTTGGCGGTCGTGGTCTGGTCGGGTAAGCTCCGGTTGGGTGCGGTGTGGTTAGGCGGTCTAGGTACGGCCCGGCGAGGTTTGTTTAGGTGTGGCGGTCAGGGTGGGCAGGGTTCGGAGAGGCGAGGTTTGTTAAGGCGGTCAACGCAAGGCGAGGCGGGGTTCGGTCGGTTCAGGTATGGCGGTTCAGGTATGGCGGGGCGAGGTATGATGCGGTTGGGCGCGGTGTGGCGGTCGTGGCGCGGTTGGGTGTGGTCAGGGTTCGGCGAGGTGTGGCGAGGCGGTCTCGGTAAGGTTCGGCGAGGTACGTCGAGGCAGGGTGTGGCGGTCAATTAACAGCTAATATGGAAGGAAAAAATATGGCTGGATTTCCAAAGAAAGAACGTCAAAAACTTATTGACGAA